TAATGGATAGTAAGAAACAAAAACTATTAATAGATCTTTTAATTTCTTCTTCTGACACATTTGCATTATGTCAGAATATTGTTGAACCCATTTATTTCGATCCAGAATTTCGTAATTCTGTAGAATTTATAAAAAAGTATTATGATGAATATAGTACGACTCCAAGTGTGGCTCAAATAGAAGCTGAATCTGATCAAGCGTTTACTATACACAATATATCACAAGATGAAATAAAATATTGTGCCGCCGAAATAGAAAAATTTTGCAAACAAGGCGCAATGAAAAAGGCATCTATAGCTTTGCCTGGTCTTATAAAAGAAGAGAAATATGCGGAAGCACAGGAAATGGTCAAGGAAGCAGTATTAGTTTCACTGACTAAAGAATTGGGTCTTCGCTATTTTGAAACAGTTGAAGAACGATTGGAAAGGATGCTTAGAGAAGATCCGACTTCGCCGACAGGTTGGACTGGTATTGATAGAGCATTATTCGGTGGAATATCTCGCAAAGAATTACTATTGGTGTCTGCCAATTCAGGTGGTGGTAAGTCAATCACCCTAGCAAATCTAGCATTTAATTTCGCTAACGCAGGCATGAACGTTCTTTATATTTCTTTGGAACTATCAGAAGATATAGTCGCACAGCGTTTTGATACCATGTTTACCGGTATTGGTAGACGTACATGGAAAGACCACACCGATGAAATCTCAAAAGGTGTAATAATCGCGGGTAAGGAAGCAGGCATTATAGACATTATTCAGATGCCATCAGGAACAACTTCGAATCAGATTCGTTCATATTTGAAAGAATTTTACCTACATTACAATATGACACCTGATTTGTTGATCGTTGATTACCTTGATAATATGTCACCAAATGAACACGTTTCGGCTGATAACGTATTCGAAAAGGATAAGCGAAGTTCTGAACAGCTACGCCAAATTGCGGTTGATTATAATATGTTCGCCGCAACTGCTTCACAGTTAAATAGAAGCGCGGTTGGTGCCACAGAACATAACCACAGCCAGATCGCGGGGGGTATCAGTAAGATCAATGTTTCTGATGTCTATTGGTCAATTATAATGACTGAAGAAATGCGAGCAATGGGAAAAATTGTTTTTATCCTACAAAAGACCAGAAATAGTGATGGGTTGGGTGTACAAGTACATCTTAAATGGGATGCAAAACATTTAAGGATTGTTGATGAGGAAGGCGATGAACCAACACCATTGACATTCAATAAGAAAGAATCCGATAAATCGTCAGATATTCTTGATGATAAACCAACTGGCGATAAGTTGACCAATTTGCTTACCAGTTTTACCTTGTAATAAATAAATAAACAATAAAATGCATGTATAAACATAGGAGAATATAAAGATGCCAAAAGTAACAGATATAACAGTATTGAATATTGATGAAGTACCATACGCAGTTGACTTATTACCAGAAGAAGTTCAGGGGTTGGTTGAGATTTATAATGATTGGAATAGGAAAGAGGCAGATGTCCGTGATGAATTGACACGTTTTCAAGCGGCAAAAGAAACCCTTTCTCATCAAATCATTACCAAAGTTCGTAATCATATTGCTGAAACTACCAAGGAAGAAGTAGAAGTAACAAGTACCGAAGAACCAGAAGTAGGTGAAGAAACAGGAGATGCTCCTGATAATACACCTGTCGCGAAGTAATATCTTCATAGATGTAGCAAAAAGCCCACCATTGGTGGGCTTTTTGCTTATAGGCTATAAATCGTACTTCCATTGTCCGATACGTATAAATACATTAAAATATTTAAAAGTAGGGAAATTTTATGGCTTTATTACGTGATCTCATACGAGAAATGGATGCAACAGCTGCTGCACCCGCAGTAGCAACAGGCGCAGAAGGTGTCGCTTCAACACCAGGTTCATTATTTACTGGAGGTGTTATCGGCACTAAACGAGCTAAGAAAAAACAACGAAAAATGCTTCGACGTGTTATGAACATGAAGGAAAGTCTTGGTGTTGACCTCGGCGGCGCTGATTTTGACGCATCTGATGTTATTTCACGAATAGATGCCGCAGGTAAAAAAGAAGAACAGAATGATGATACCACAGCCTTTGGTTTAGAAGACGAAGATGGTAACATGGTTAAGGTATATGTTAGAAACGACCAAGCGAAAGAGTTTGAGAATGAGTTAGCTGCAATGTTGGCAGGCGAAAATGAAGACGACGACGAAGAAAATACCGCTCTTGAAATCGCAGAAGTTTTATTTAAAATGAAAGATAAATTCGATCTTGTAGACGTAGAATGGCCTGGTATTGTAGGTGACGAAGAAGAAGAACAAGAAGTAACAGGTGCAGAAGGCGTCGAAGGTGAAATGGGTGCAGAAGGTGAAATGGGCGCTGAAGGTGATCCCGCCGCTGAAACTGGCGATCTGGAAGGTCTTGAAGCTGGCGACGAAGCTGGTGGTGAAGGTGAAATGGCCGCTGATGAAGAAGGTGCTGAAAGCGCGTTGAAACAAGTAATCGACATGATGAAGTCTGATGCAGAGGCTAAAAAAGCAGAAGCAGACGCACGAACTGCCGAAGCAAGAGCAAAAGAAGCTGAATATACTGCGCAGGCATCCGCCGCAAAGGTTCGTAAAGAAGAACAAATTTTTGATATGGAAGCCGAAGAAAAGGAAAAATCCAATCAGGAAAAGGAAGGTAAACAGTTAGCAAAACTTGCCAGATTCCAACATCAAAAAGCTCAAGATGCAGAAGTCAAATTATCCATGGAAGGTAAGAACGAAGATGATGATAAGTCAGATACACCATGGAAAACAAATAATGTTGAATGTGATGATGAAGAAATGTCACTAAAAGAATTATCGCAATTGATAATGCGCAATTTAGGACATAACTAATGATGAAGCAAACATTTATTGAATATTTAACTGAATTAATGGTTAGTGATGATCCAATGCAAGCAATGAAAGATGTGAAGCAAGCATCGCGTAATCCAGATAGGTATAAGAAACAACAAATGGCGAAAACGGTTGATGATCAAAAGGAAATTCAACAAGACGCCAATGATCCACTTAAGTCAGATAAGCTTCGTCTTGCTAAAATGAAACAGCAAATGTCGAGTCAAGAAAAAAGATTATCACAAAAAGAAAAACGTATGGCGAAACAAGCAGGTGTAGAACCAGGGGACGCAGTATAATGAAAGTTGAAGATGTGTTATTTGAAAATGAATGTGAACTCGAAGAAGTTTGGGTTGATGAGAACGATGAAGTACTTTCAGAAGCTGCAGTACGACAATGGAAGAAAAGTGGTACTAAGATGGTTAAGAAGTATCGTTGCCTTGCGGGACCGAAGAAAGGAAGAATGGTAACTAAACCTGGAGATTGTGCACAGCGCAAAGATCCTGCGAAAGTTCGTCGTGGTCGTAAGGTTATGCGTGCGAAGAAAGGTGTTATTGCACGTAAAACAAAAATATCTAAAAGAAAATCAATTAGCAAAATCCTTACTAAGTTGAATGCTAGACTTATGGGAAAAACGAATTAGTAGTATCAATATGAAGAAACTCCTTATAATGGGATTGCCAGGATCAGGCAAGACCACACTGGCAAAAGCTATCAAATCCGAGATGGGTAATGTTATTATTTGGAATGCAGATGAGGTTCGAAGTACGATAAACAAGCATCTTACTTTTTCGTTAGAAGATAGAATAACGCAAGCAGAAACGATGAAGTGGCTTTCAGATAAAATCGTAGAAAGTAACCACTTTTGTATCGTTGATTTTATTTGTCCAACTCCCGAAACACGCGAAGCATTTGATTATAAGAATGCTTATGTAATTTGGGTTGATAGGATCTCCGCAGGAAGATTCGATGATACTAATCAAATGTTCGTCCCACCAGAATATTATGACGTTAGGGTCATAGACGACGGAAGAAGTCCAGAAGAATGGGCATCGGATATACTTATGCCGTTTTATACTTGGTAATTTTTTATTTCTTTGTAAGAACGATTACCTAATTAATTATATAACCCTACATATTCGTTTCGCATCTTAATGGCTGCAACTATTACTTCATTAAGCATTGCTTGTGACCAATGCGTTCTGCGATGTTTATTCAAACGAGTCAATTCTTGTTCATTATTAATAAATTTAAATAATTGTTTTGTTCTAGTATTATCAGCATAACTAGGAACAAGTCCTTTTTGATCTTCTGTCACGACTTTAACCATTCTACATCATGTGATACTTTCGTATCATATATAGAAAATTCTGTTATACGTTTTTCAACTTCAAAATTATCTAATATGATAGACCCGTGTATCAGGTCTGCTGTTTTTTCAAATTGTTCATATGTACCACTGTATGCACGATATGTAATCATTTGCATATATGAACCATCGTCGTGTGTTTTAAATGCGTTACGTGACATGTGAACGTCAAAGTAATCTGCTATCTCCTGTAAGTCCTGTTTACGTACTTCATCATTTGGAATATTGACGCCAATATGAGTTTCGAAGTAACAATTAAGTGGCATCTTAGGACTATTAGATTTATACGTTGGTGCCGCTGGATGCCACGGAACGGTTTCAATTTTTTCACGAACTATTTCATAACCTGCCGCTTTTAATCCCCGAACGATTCTTTCCAATTCATCTAACGCACTTCTATTATCACCCATATGTACCGATGATGTCATAACATCTTTAACTGTTGTGTCTTCCATTTGCAGATCAAGAATAATTGGTTTGACTTCTAATTGTTTACAAATCTTCTTGAATTCGCCATCATCTGCGACCTTTACGGTTACATGGATTTCGAAAGGAATCTTTCCACTAATCTTGGCTTCCCGTTGTTGAATGTCTGCCCATTTCTGTGCTTTCGTTGTTATAACTTCTTCAATCTCATCGTCTGTAAATCCTAAACTGTACGCAATTGAAATAGATGTTAAGTATACGTCGGCCACTTCTTCAAGGATTCGTCGCTTATCGACAAACCTATGTAACGTTCCGCCTGCGCTATCAAATGGTAATATAACTTTAGCTAACTCGCCCGATTCTTCACAGACTTTTAAAGCTTTCTGTGAAAGGTTTTTAGTATCTTGTTCTGTAAGCTCTTTGATAAATTTACTTATTACCATTTTATTTTCCTTTCTTTATTAATGTATCTGCACGAACTGTCCAGTCTTTGCCCCAACGTCTATCAATTTCTATTCTAGCATTATCCAACATTTCGTAATGACTTTCTATCCGTAGATTTTCCACGCGTGCATTGTTGGAATGGTGTATTGTTTCGACGTTACCACTATTTAATTCTTTTTCTGAGAGACCTGCACTGAATAATAATTTTAATCTGAAATCTATATCTTCGCTGCCAACGTTTGAAAATTTGTGATTGAACCCACCATATTCTTTTATTATATTCTTAGAAAAAATAATACAACCTGTTAATGGTACACCATCGCGTTGCATAGATCCATCAACCCCTCGCCAATTCCACATTGGTGTAATTGTTTTATTGGAGGATTCTTCATGCCATTCATTTTTTCGTAATGTCATTTTCTGTTGTATACTTGTAGTGAATAATGATGTCGGTATTCTGATATAATAAGAATCGTGTCTGAATGTAGGTAAGAGTTCGAAAAAAGAAGGGGTTATAATTAGATCGGCATCTGCTTGACAAATGAACTCGCCAGTAGCATGTTCAAATCCAACGTTACGGCTTTCCGCATGGTCAAAGAACTGTTGGTTGGGTACTCTAATAACTTTAACGTCTGGATAGTTTTCTTCTACCCAATTCCCGCAGTTATCTGGACACGACCAATCAACAACAATGTTTTCACAATCTGGATGAATTCGCGTTGGTAACGTTTGCTTAAGATGTTCAAGCCGTCCCATGCATGTTGTTACGAATGATAATTTTTTCATCATAACTTATCTGCAAGCGTGTAGTTCTTCAGACGCATCCCGTGGGCTTAGGGAGCGCTCCCCATTTTGCAATCCGTTTCATTACACCAGATTCAAACAAGGCATAAAGTGGTTTTGCTTTTCTATCCATTCCGAAATGTTTGGCGAAGTCGCGAATAGCAGGTACTGTATTATTTTCTTCGTACATTTCACGTGCAGCCAGAATGTATTTTACGTGTTCGTCCGTTAATGCCATACCATCTTGATTGGCAAGTTTGTACATTATTTCTTCTGACCATTGATTGCGGTCAATTAAAAAGCCTTCTGCGTCTGTTTCTATGTTCATTATTATTTCCTATTATTTTATTTGTCTGGTAGCAGGGGTAGGATTCGAACCTACGACCTGATGGATATGAACCAACTGAGATGACCTGACTTCTCCACCCTGCTATTGTGTTAAATTTAGAGAAGTTAAAAATTCTTTAAATTTTTCTTTAACGAAATGTTTATTATATTTCCCCATATCTTTAATAATGTATGGAATATAACCACATTTTTCAATTTCTGAAATTTTAATTTTATCTCTATTTTGTACCTGTTTCACTGAATGTTTTTCAGTGATTTTCTTGTAATGCCATACACCATTCCATAAAATGGCATATTTAATATCTTCAATAATAATATCAGCATCCCAACCATTGAAAATGTTTTCATTGTTTTTAACAATTTTAAAATAATCGGAACATAGATTAGCAAAATAAATTTCATTTTTACTTCGCCGATTTTCTGATTGTATTTTGGCGCTTTTCAATCCTGCCTTTCTACAAAAATCTCCGTGGTTATTGTTATATGATGAACTACAACTACGTGAACAAAACATTCGGTTTTTATATGCATAGAATTCTTTTTTACAATTTTTACAAATTATGATTTCAGAATTAACACCTTTATTCCAAGGTGTTAATTTTTTACTTCTTAGCGTAAAAGAAACTTTTTTATTAGTTTCTACTCTATTAGTTTTTGCATTAAAACTTCTTGCGCATTTACTAGTACAAAATCTTCCGCTTCCATAAGATCCGTCATGTTTTTCATTACAATTTTCGCAGTTCATTGCAGGCTACCCAATAAATATTTTAGTGTATTTATGTAACCTGCAATGAATCAAGTGCAAAATTATCTTTACTTATTTATGTCTGGAACTACATCTTTTCTAACTTCACCAGTTTC